TGTCGCCGCGCCTGTCGCCGCTACCCTGGAGAGCACCGACACCAGCTATGAGCTGGAATGCGCGATCCGCTCGACCATCGAGAACATCAACGCCAGCACGGGCGCGACCCGTGCCCGGCTGCGTTACCACCTGCAGGACCTGCTCGATGCGCAGCTGCAGCTGGTCAAGGCGCCTGCCGGCAACTGCTGCGGAGGTTGCCAGCCATGAAAGTAACCGCTCTGGCCAACATCAGCGGGCATCACGGCGACCAGCCCAAGGGTGCCCGTTTCGAGGTGAGTCCCGCCGAGGCCGAGGCCTTGCGCGCCCGTGGCCTGGTGGCCATCGACGCAGAGCCCGAGGCTGCTGCCGCGCCTGTAGTGCCAGCCAAGGCCGCGCCGCGCACGCGCAAGCCGCGCGGCAAGGGTTGACCCATGGCTCGCCGTTCGCGCGTTGGCGATTTCAAGCTGCGCCGTCTGCTGCGCAATATCAATCAGACGGTCGACAACGAGGTGCGCCCCGCCATGCAGGCGGCTGCCGATATCGTGCTGCAGAAGCAGCAGGAACTCATCCCCAAGGACACCGGCGCCGCCGCGGCGGCCCTGGAGGCCTTCGTGTCCCGCTCGGGGCTCGATGCTCAGATCGGCATCCGCGGCAAGGCCAAGCGGCGGGAGTTCTACTACGTGCGGTTTCTGGAGTTCGGCACCAAGGCCTATGTCGGCAACAAGCGCTCCGGGGGCCGCAATCGCCGCGACACCAACAAATCGGACGGCACCAACTTCTTCGGCAAGCACCCCGATATCCCGGCGCGGCCGGCGCATCCGTGGCTGCGGCCATCGTATGACCTCAACCGCGACGAGATTGTCGGGCTGATCCGCGCAGCGATTGCCAGCACGCTGGCCAAGGCGGCCCAAGGGAGTGGCGCATGAAAGACCATATCCATACGCCAGATGATGGCCGCGGCCTGCGCCGTGTGCTGCTCAACGGCGAAAAGGAACTGCGCGGTGTTGTCTTCGCGGACACGGCGCGCGGCATCGCTGATGTTATCCGCGAGCCACTGACGATCTGTCGCCGTGACGGTCGAGTCATCACCAGTCGCCTTCGCGGTCGCGTGGAGGTGCTGCCCTATGAGTAGCAGCCCCCTGGAAATCGGCGCGGCTCTGCAACAGGCGCTTTACCTGCGGCTGACCGCCGAGCTGAGCGTGCCGGTGTATGACCATGTGCCTATGGGCACGGCGTACCCCTACGTCACCATTGATCGCACCCTGTCGAAGAACACCACACCGCTGCAGGGCCGCGAGCGCTCTGTGCGCCTGGTGTATCTCAGCGTCTGGAGCAACTACCACGGCCAGGCCGAGGTGCTGCGCATCCTTGGCGAGCTGTACCGCGCCCTGAATGAGCGCCCGCTGCCGTTGACGGTCGGTCGCGCCGTGTCGGTGCGTGTCGAGCAGCAGGACACCAGCCGCGAACCGGACGGCGTGACCTATCAGGGCGCCACCACCGTGCGCGTGATCACCACCCACTAACACCCTTGCAAACCCCATCTGCCGCGCACCGCGGCTATCACCAATGAGCCTTTGGAGGAACCCCCATGGCCGAAGACAACCTCAACACCGCCGCCGGCTGCCGATTCTCCATCGGCACCAAGAGCGGCGCCGATGACCAGACCGCCTACGAGGCCGACACCTATGTCGAGGTCGGCGAGATCGAAGACCTGGGCGAGTTCGGCGACACGTTCAACAACGTGAGCTTTACCGCGCTAAGCGATGGCCGCGTGCGCAAGTACAAGGGCACCGCGGACGCGGGCGATATTGCCCTGGTGGTCGGCCTGGACAACGGCGACGCCGGGCAGGAAGCCGTCAAGACCGCGCACAAGGACCGTTCGAAGGGCGATTACAACATCAAAATCACCCTCAACGACGGCGACCCGACCGCGGCCACGCCGATCAAGCCGACCACCTTCTACATGCGCGGCAAGGTCATGAAAAATACCGTCGCCGCCGGCTCTGCCGACAACGTGGTCAAACGCAACATCAGCGTGGCGATCAACTCCGACATTCTCGAAATCCTGCCGGCCTAAGTGCTGCGCCGGGGCAGTTGCCCCGGCGTTGCTCTGCTGCGCGCAGCCATCATTCGTTATTACTGAGAGACCAGAACCATGAGCAAGACCCTACACGGCACAGTCACTGTCGCTGTCGGCGACGAAGAGTTCGAACTGAAACCCACCCTCAAGGCGGCCCTGGCCATCGAACGCCAGTTCGGCGGGCTGACTAGTGCCTATAGCGCCCTCGGCACCAACAGCGTCGAGCGCACCGCATTCATCATTCAGCACGGCGCCGGGCTCGGCACCAAGCGCGAAACCGCCGAAGGCCTGCAGGAGAAGGTGTTCGCCGCGGGTGTGCTCAACGTGGCGCCGCAGTGCATTGCCTACATCTCCGCACTGCTCGACCCGGCGGGAAAAAAAGCCGGTGACGAGGGCGACGAGGGAAACGCGGCGACGGCGTAAATGCCGTCGAGAACGGCAGCTACGTCGATACCCTCTACCGCTACGCCACCGGCTGGCTCGGCTGGCCGCCGGAGGTTGCCTGGAATACACCCATCCCCGAGCTACTGCTCGCGCTCGATGCGCGCACCGAGTGGGTGAGGTTGACCAACCCGTTCGGCGGCGGCCAGTCCGCAAGCAAAGCGCCGCAGAAACCCAGCGCCGACACCGTGGCGGCGAAGTTGCGCGCGGCGCTGACAGGCCGTAAGCGCTCGACGTGACAGTCACGCGCACGCGGCTTGCGGTTTGCTACGCTGCCGCCTCCTGACATTGGAGGTTGTTATGCCGTTGCTTATCCTGCTGGTTCTGTTCGTGCTCGGCGTGCTGTTCTTTCCGTGGCTGCTGCAGGCGCTCGCCGTACTGTTCACGGTAAGCGCGGTCGGCGTGTTCTATGGCGTTGGCGCGCTGCTTGCGATTGTTGTCGCCGCATGGCTGGTGAGGTACCTGCGCGGTACGCCCGAGCAGCGCCTTGAGCGCCGCGCTGCG